CGCGGTCGTCCATGGGGTTGCTCGTGAACCGCGCCATCGCGCTGTTGATCGCCTGCCCGGCAAACGGAACCATCGCCGTGACGTTGCGCATCGGGCCATAGACGAACAGCGCCATCAGCCAGTCATCGAGGTATGACCCGTCGCGGTCGTCGTCCGAAGGCCCGCCCTTGAACAGTTGGGACACCAGTTCGGCAACCAGCGCTGGCGCGTAGAAACCCGCCAGCAGGACGAACAGCGCCCGTCCGGCGCCTTTTTTCAGGCCAATATCCTGCGTTACCTTGCCCAATTCGGCGCCCAGCAGGTTGGCCTGCATGTTGAAATACCCGGCGAACTGCGTGAACAGGCGCGCATACGCCGGGCCGGTTTCGAGGCGCGAGACATCCTCCGGAAGCGTGCTGCCTTGCGTCTGGCGGATCACGGCATCGGCAATCCGCGCCGCGTCCCGCGTGTCCCAAGCCTCGGAAAGCGCCTCGTCATAGGCCGCCTTCCAGACGACTGGACCCATGACGTTATCCACGGCGGATTGCAGAAAGTAGGCGTGACGGTTCGTCCATTCCTGCGCCCGTTCGTATAGCGTCGGGTCGAGCAGGATGGCCTCGACCTCGCCGCGCATGGCTGCCACCTCGTGATCCATACGCCTCTCCATGTACGGCGACAACAGAGACACTTCCGCGGCCGTCTGGCGAGGCGCCTTGAGGTATTGCGCCGTGGCCAGCGCCAGGCTGGACGCCTTGACCTTTACCAGCGCCATCGGGAAACCACTGATCTGCTGCGCCGCGTTGCTGAGGTTGGCGAACATGTACGCTATGCCTGTGCGGTTGCGCAGCCCGTTCAGAAAACGCATCATCCACCCGGCGCCCGGGACCGGTGTTATCACCTGCTGGCGCGCCGATCGGTTGAGCCAGGGAATCAGCATCGTGTTGATGGCCTCTGGGTCCTGCCGGTCTAGCGCATCCCGCACGGGAGCGAACCCGAGCAGTCGCGCCGCATCGCGCACCGGCAATTCCAGATGCGTGAACAGCAGCACGCTGTCGATATGCTGCGGGAGCAGACGCAAGTCGAGCAGCAACGGCTTGTTGTATTCCACACGCGACTTCGTGAAGCCTTTTGGGGCTGACGGGAAGGTATAGGACATGCCCTCTGCGCCTTCCTCGATCAGCTTTTTCAGCGCCATGTCCTGCACGATGCGTCCGTCGACTTTGGCCGGCACGTAGCCGCCGCGATACTTGCCCCATGGCGTATCGAAGGCGTTGGCCGTCACTTCCTCGAAGTACTGGCCGGTAGCGTCGCGATGCGCGCGCTGCGCCGCCGGCTTCATGCTTTCCATCTGGTCCCAGACGGCCTGCGCAAAGTCGTAGTGCACCTGCGTCAGAACGCCTGAGCGCTGCATGCGATCGACAAAGGCGTCCCACCGCGAGGTGTCGATCGTGCCGTCATCGAGGAGTGTCGCCCACCCCCGGCCCAGCAGCAGCTTGCGCTGATTGCTCGCATTGCCGGTGTGCAGGATGGCGTGCAGCAGTTCGTTCATCGCCACGCCTCCGGAATCCTTGCCGAAGGTATAGCCGATCTCCGGGGCCGCAATCAGCCCGCGCTTCATGGTCGGAGCGATTGACGAGAACGCCTCCCGGAAGTCGCGCAAGCGCTGCACCTTCTCCGCGCGGTAGCGGTCAGCCGCCTCCTTGATCGGCAGCCAGACATACCGACGAAACACGCCGATCTTCACATGCCCGTCCTTCTGATCCACCCACGACTCCACCCGCCGCCCGATGGCCTTGGCCGAACAGATGCGCATCGAGACCTCTTCCTCTGGCGTCACGGCGCTGGACTCTCCCGGCGCCGACTTCGGAATCCCGATATCCTTCATGCGATGGATTAGCGCATCGGCCACGACATCCCGATCCAGCAGCTTGCCGTCGATCTCCATCTGCCGGTTGCGCTGCGCCAGATGCCATAGCCCGGCCACCTCGTCACGCAGTCCGCGCAACTCTTCCAGCGTGAGATCACGGATCGGCTTGCCGTTGACTTCCGCCTCTTCAACCGCCTTGCGGATGACGTCGGCCATCCACGTAGGATCGTTTTCATTAACGCGATTGACGTATTCAGTCGCCGCCCTGGCCTTGCCGCCGTACCCATAAGCCGCCAGAACCGCCCGCGCAGCGCTGACCAGATCAAAGTCTCGCGACTTCCTGATCGATTCGTCCTTGGCGCCGATGATGCTCTTGAAGAACGCGTCCGCCCTGGCGAATTCTTCCTGCGCGTCGTAGGCCGCCCGCGTCGTGTAGTGGTTCAGCAGTTGCGTGCGCTTGGCTGCCGCCGCCGCCTCGATGTCTCCGGACTTCTCGGCCTTGATCGCATCCCTTGCCGCGCGCGTCGAGGCGCTGGCGTACTGTCCTGGAATGATGTCCCGGATGCGCAGCCGGCCCATGAGTGCCGCCGCAAACTCCTTCGCCGCCGCAGGCAGCACGGCATAGGTTCTCTGGCGTCCGGCGCTGTCCTTGCCGGCGTCGGCCCGCACGCGGTTGGCCGCATCCATCGCGGACAGTTCCGTAGCGATCGCCCTGGCGCGCGCCTCGTTGAAGATGGCGCTGTCCGCCGCCTTCTCGATCGCTTCCGTCGTCGCCATCTCGCCGTACTGTTCGAGCATCCGCTGATCAACCAGGGCGTCAATCATCTCCTTCGGTGGCGTCGCCGCTGCCAGCGCCTGCACCAGAGCATCGCCGCTGTCGAATTCGTCGAAGAGGTCGGCGACCACGTCAGGGTGCAGTCCGTTGCGCGAGGTCATGCGCCGCTTTTTGAGAAGCGCAATCTGTTCACGCGTCAGCGTGGTATCCGCAAGCCAATCAACGTTCAGCCTCGCAGCGCGCAAGCCGGCAGGGTTGGCCAGTTCTTCGCCAGGCTTCGGCGGCCGTTGCGCTGCGCCCACATCGTAGGAGGTCGAGTATTGCGCCTCTCCTTTCAGTTCGCGGTCGAACAACCCCTCGAAATCGCGGAGATCCCATTGCCCGTGTTCATTGACCGGCAAATAGCCGTATTGCGAAAGCGCCTCGGCCATGCCGTCGATGGACAGGCCGCCATCGCGCCGCCATACCGGCTTGCCGAATACCCCGCTGGTCGGCCTGTCTGCCGGGTCCGTTCCCCACGTGCTGACGACCTCTGCCTTGTTGATCCCGCCCAGCTTGGCAATGGCCACGAACAGCGAATCGCGCGACTCGTCAATCTGGTTGGGGTCCAACTTCGGCCTCGCGCTGGGGTCGGTCGGCTCAATGGGCTTCCGGTTCGTCTTCTCCCATGCGGCAAGCGACTTCTCGACCATCGCGTCCACGGCGCCGTCCTCGCGACGCAGCACACGCGCCTGCGCCTTGGCGAGCGCGCCAGGGCGGCGATACTTGACGCGGCCTTCCTCTGATGCTTCCCAAACCTCCTGCTTGGCTGACGACCGGAATGCAGCCTCTGCCGCCGATCGCTTGTCGTTCCATGCTTTCAGCGCGTCGCGGTAGTCAGACATGGCGCGCTCGATCGGCATCATGTCGTCTTTGCCGAGCTTGTCTGTCAGGAACTGCCACGCCCGATAGACCGGCTGGCTCATGATTTCCCGTCGAGCGGCGATCTCCAGTTCCGACCGCCTGGCTCTGGACTCGACGCGCAGCCGCGTGATTTCTCGCGATTTGGCGTTCTTGATCCACTGCAGATCGCGCAGCCCGCGCGCCCGGAGTTCCTGCTTCGCCGCCTCCGTGGCATCCTTGCCCAGCGCCTGGTAGGAAGCGAACGCTTCCGGCGTCATGCCGGACTGCTCGCCAGACTGAAACAGGTCGATCATCGCGCGCCCCTGCTCGGCGAGCTGGATCTGCTCATCGGTGGCGAGCATGCGATCGAATACGCCGCGCACCTCGTCCGTGAGATCGACGTTCAGCGCCTTGAGTGACTTGTACACCCGCAGCAGCCACGCGCTGAACCGCTGGAACAACCCCTGCATTTCGATGCTAGGGGACTTGCCCTCGAACAGATACGCCTCGAAACCGCGCGCGAGCTGCTCGTGATAGCTGCGCTTCTGCTCGAAGTCGAGGTTTCCCCAGGCGTTCAGGTCCTCCAGGCCGAACCAGTTCATCAGCGCCCGCGTGTCGGCCAGGATGCCGCGCTCGCCGTCGGTGAGCGTGTCGGCGCCATGAACGGCCGCTGTGTTGGAGATTTCAGCGGCGATCGCGGTCTGCACTTCCAGGAAGAAGTGGCCGGATTCGTGCAGGAAGGTCGATAAATTGGCGTCTTTGAGCAGGGCAATGGTATTGGTGGACGGAGTGAAGGTGCCGCGCGCTGGCTGATGCAGGATGTCTGGGTTATCCGGCTGCTCAAACTTCTGGCCGGCGAGGCCTTCGGCCACGACCTTGAGCGCGTACCTGTCGAACAGCGCCTTGGGAGTCTCGCCGACCTTCGCCGCCATCACGGAGAAAAAGTGCCGGTGCAGCATCGCATCCGCACGATTCACTGACTCGGCGTGTCGGCCGGCGCTCTGCAGTTCGGCGAATACCGCATCTTCCACTTCCTGCGCCGACGCCTGGAATGCGTCGTCTTGCTCCTTGGCGCCAAGCAGTCGAGACATCTCCGAGCGCAGCTCATCGGCCTGGCCTGACTGCAGATATTCCTGCGCCGTCGTCGGCGTGAATCCGCCGGGCGTTGTGGCAACGTGCGGCAACAGCGCCTGTTCCAGTTCCGGGCCGGCCATGTTCGCCAGTAGATCGGCAACCGGAATACGAATGTCGTGCCCGGAAGCCGCAGCCGTTTCGAGCTGTTCAGCGACCGCCGGAATTGCTCGGGCCATCTGTTCCGCAAGTCCGGACTGCGCCAGAGCATCCGCCGTGATCCACACCGAATCATTGCCGTCGGCGAGCACGGACTGAAAGAACGCCTGCGCGGTTTCGGGGTCGCGCGCGCGGACCTTTGACGCTTCGGCGAGTTTGTTCATGCCGGCGAGCAGATCCCCAGATCGTGAGGCTTGATGAGCTTGCACCTCACGTCCGGCGGCGCGCGTTGCTACCGCGTGCAGTGCCCCCATAGCGCCAGACTGTACCGCCGTAGCGATCAACGTCTCGTAGGCGCGTTCAGGCCGTTCTGCAGCAAACTCGCCCCATGTCTTTTCGGGATTAGCGATGGCAGTATCCAGCGCATCCTGCAGGAAGGTGGCAAGCTGTTCGGTGGGAAACTCGCGCGCCAGAAATCCGGCCAGAAATTCCCCAACGCCAGCCTTGCCAAAACGATTTGTCAGGAACCCCATCGGCAGCATTTCGGTGGCGACCTCGACACCTCCCTCGCCGACGGCACCAAGCGCGGCCATTCCTCCTGACGCGCCGCGCCCCCGATATTTTCCGTACGCCTGCGCCTCTGTCTGCAACCCCATCGTCGCCAGCACTGGAGCCGGGCTTCTGGTCAGGATCGAAGCCACCATTCCCGGGATGTTCTGCAACAGCGATGACGCGCCGCCATAGAGGCCACGCGCCGTCGTGGACTCAAACTCTGGGGTTGAGGCCACGCTGGAGGCATTCGCCTGCGCATAGCGCCGAGCGGCATCGGTCGCCATATCCGACAGCCCGAAAGCTTCGGCGAACTGCTGCCGGATACCTTGCCGGGCCATTTCTAGGCCTTGCGGGAGCGCGCGCAGAAGCCCTCTGGTAACGGACGAGAAAGACGCCTCAGGTCCGCCCCACGATTTCAGGACGTTTTCCGACCGCACCAGGTTATCCACATCATCATGCGCCATCCTCGCCACATCAGGATTGCGCAGCAGATCGCCAGTCTTCGGAGCGCGCTCGATCATTTTGGCGTAATGGTCGATCTTGAACCCGGCCTCGACCTCCGGCAAGTTCGCTTCGACAGCAGATGGCGGAGCGCCCACCTGACGCGCCAGTCGCGCGGCCTTCGCCGCCTGGTCTGGGTTGGCCTGCAGGGCATTGACGAGCGAGCCGCGCAGCGTCGCCTCGTCGTTCTGCAGAATGGCGTCGTAGGGATTGCCGGCGGTCTTCTCCGGAGCGTCTGACAGCGAAATGGCGTCGTAGGGGTTGGGCATCAGTTCAGTCCGTAGCGTTTCTTGAACAGAGCGACAATGTTTGCCTCGCTGGCTTCCAGACCCCTGCCGGTCAGGCTGGCGACGATCAGCGCCCGCTCATCCGAGGTCATCGCCGGCTTGGCCTTGGCCTCTCCCGGCGTGCCTGCCGCCTCATACAACCGGGGCGAAGAGAACCAGCCGCCAGAAGTCGGAAGCATCATTCGCTTGATCACCTGGTCGCGCTCTTCAAAGGTCAGTTCGCGCTTCCTGTTGCGCATCTCTGACGCCAGCGCCTGCGTCACGGCATCATCGAACTTGCCCTTCTTCTCCAGGTCGTTGGCCTTGAGACCCAACTGATGGTGTGCGGTCGACAACTGCTGCGCCAGCGTCGCCACATCCGGCCGCTTGCCGGGGTCGTTGATCCCGGTCTGCAGGTCAAGCAACTGCTCGCGCTGCGTGGGCGCCAGCTTGCCGTAATACAGGCGCAGATCCGTGCCGCCGAACTGTTCCGGCTGCGTTGCCGCCATCGCGCGCAACTGCGAGTAGAGATTCCAGTCTGTTTCGATCGGAACGCCCTTGCCGATCTTGCCGGCGAAGGTCAGCAGATCATCCTGCCGGCTCGCCGGAACCGCGTCACGAATCGACGCCGGCAGTGCCGCCAGGTTGCCGCCGTTGCGCACCAGCGCCTCCTGCGCAGACAAGAAACCCTCGTTTTCCCGCTGCTTCCTGTCCTTGTCCAGCAGCGCGTATTGCCGCTCGGCCTGCGTCTGCGTCAGGGCCACTTGCTGCGCCGTAGCGCCCGCCGGCAGCCGGCCAATGGCCGATTGCACAAACTCCAGTTCCGTGGGCGCCTGCGGCCTTGCAGACCCCGCCGCGAAGGCTTTGCTGTTCTTCGCCACATAATCGCGCGTCTCCTGCGGCAGAAATGCCAGCCAGTGCACCGGCGCGATGTTCGGGTCGTTCTTCGCGAGCATCTCCGAGCGGTCAGCCTTCTTGAGCGCCTCGCGCAGCGCCCCGGGCCCCGCGTTGTACGCCGCCCATGCCTTCTCGACGTCGCCGCCGAACACGCGCAACTGCTCGTCGAAGTACGCCTTCCCGATGGCGTAGTTGTACTCCGGTTCGGTGCGATAGCGCTGCTCGTCCCACGGCATGCCGGCGAGTTTTGCGGCTTCCGGCCCGGTGCCCGGCATGACTTGAGCGATACCGATCGCCCCGCCTTGCTGGTCTTCGGCGTGCCGTCCCGGTTGAACTGCCGATACCCGGATTCTGCGCCGACGGCAACATGAAACGCCCGGTCGGACTCGCTTCCGCCGGCGAACCTCGGCGCCATCTCCCTGGCGGCCTGCAGTGCCGCCGCCTGGCTGGTTTGTGCGTCCATTTCCTTGGTGATGTGCCCTCGCACCGAAAGGATGTCGTCGGCGTCCATCTGCGCGGAATACTTTTTCAGGTAGGCATCGGCATAGGACGGGTCGTTCTGTTCGAGTGCAGACAGGAGCGCAACCTTGTGCGCGTTGCTGGTCAGCTTGCGCGCCTGAGCGTCCTGCCACTCGGCCGACTTGCCCAGCAGTTGCGCCTGCCGGTAGGTTTCCGCGCGGATGCGCTCGACGGCAGAATTCACTGTGTCGGGGTTCTGCCAGTTCAGGCCGATTTCGCGCAAGGCCGTGCTTTGGATGCCCTCGGAAGTCGAGAGGGCGTAGGTCTCGTATTCCCGGGCTTCGTGCTGGATGGCGTGGCCGCGCATCGCGGTGAGGAGGTCATTCGAGCGCAGCGCGAAGGATTGCCGTTGGGCGTCGTTGCCCAGGCTGCCGCCAATGTCGTCGATGTTGCGCTTGAGGATGTCGCTGTATTCGTCGGCCAAGGGTTTGCCGCCCGGGCGTTTCAGCGCGTTGAGGCCTTTCAGGTTGATAAAACCGGCGTCCTTGTCGTAGGTCAGGCGCAGCGCGGCTTCCTTGGCCTGGTTGAGGGCGTCGTCGACGCGCAACTGGTTGGCCTGCTGCTGCATGTCGAGAGCCACCTGGCCGATGCTCTGCCCCCCGGCCATCATCGCGCGGCCCATTTGCTGCGCCTGCTGCCCGGCCACGTCCGGCATTTCCGGCATGGCCATGTGGGGTTGCGGCAGCGTGTTGGGCGTGGCTTGGAAACTATCGTAAGTCGGAACGCGCGGCATGTTTTACCCTTCGAAGATGGTGCCCTTCAACGCCCCGGACTTGTTGAGCGAGTACCATGAGCCGGCGACGCTGGCCGCGCTGCCGAGCAGCGAACCGGCCGCCGAACCGAAAGGGCTGATGGCGCCGGCCGTCGCGCGTTTCATCAGCGCCTCGTTCTGGAAATTCACCCCCTGTGTCCGGTAGCCCCAGGCCGAGCGCACTGCGTTGGCCTTCAGCGTATTGGCGTCAATCTCCTTCATCAGATCAGTCGTGGCCTGCACCTCGACCGCGTTGCCGACGCCCAGGTCGATACCGTTGGCGGCCATGGCCGCACGCTGGCTGCTCTTGAGTTGCCCCGCCTTGAGCGTGAGCGCGCCGACCTGATGCTGGCCCTGGTTGAGGGCTGATTGCGCGCCGAGTTCGGCGATGCGTGCGTTGACATCGGCCACTGCCGCCTGACTCTTGAGTGCTGCCCGGTTCGCCGAAGCGCTGTAGTAGCTGCCGATGGCGGACGTGACTCCACCGCCGATCTGGCCGATAAGCGACGCGGTGGCAATTTGGCTAGAGGTGAATCCCATGCGCGATACTCCGAAGGAATAGCCCCAAGATAGTGCAACGGTCAGCGGCCACAGGTACGCCGTTACCCGCCGAGCGCTACTTCCGCCGTCATACTCACGACCGTGAGCGGCAGCGGGTCGGCCTGCCGCACAAAAACCTGTCCGCTAGCGCCCCAGGTCGGGGTCAAAGTGATTTCGATTTCGCCGATCTTGAGCGCGGGCGGCGATCCGTAGGGCTCGGTGGTGCGCTGCTTGGCCTCGGTCAGTTCGCTGTTGCTTGGCCCCACGAAAATGCTGGACGAACGATAAACGCGCAGCCACACCTTGTTCACGTTCTTGTACCGCCCCTGTCCGAAACCGCCGTCGATCTGCGCGGCCATCGGCAGCGTCTGCAGATCGGCGGTGATCGGCAGCCCCACCTGCACGGTGCTGGCCTCGATGTCGAGCGTGATGCTGCCGCCTGTGACCACGCGCTGCGGATGCACCGCGCCATCGGCCAGGATGCTGACCGTTTTCCCTTCCAGATGGCTCAGGCCGCTGATCACGTCGGCCGGAGCGCCATCGTAGGTTAGTCCGCAGTCGACGAAGAAGGCATCTTCCGGGTCGGTGAATTGCCGAGAGTGCAGACGTTCCACGGTACGCACGCTGGCGTCATTGATCGTCCGCCGGACGACGACATACAGCACGTCCTCGCTGCCTTCGGCCACCGCGGTGCAGGACTCGAACGCGCCGTCTGTGTCGTGCCAGTGCCAGGCGCCAACTTGCTGCTCGGGCACGTAGGTCAGGCCCAGCAATCGCCCGTTGCTGCTGACACACCATACCAGCGGAACCGGCGCCTTGGAATACGCCATGTCGACGATGTCGAACGTATCGAACAGATGCGTCGCGCGCAGCGAAAGGTCGCCGGTGATAAATCCGTTGGCCTGCCAGTTGTAGGCCAGTTCGCGCACGTGGCCGCCACGCGCCGCGCCGTAGATCAGGGTGTTGTTGATGAGACTGGGCTGCACGTTGCTTGATCCGACATACGATTGTGGCCGCACGCTGATGGTGCTCGGCGTGATGGCGTCGGAATTCACCGAGGTGACGCGCCACTCGGCCGACGAGGTGAGCAGCAACAACTGGGTCAGCGGCACAATATGCCGGATGGTATTCGCCTCGCGCGCCGCCACCCGGAACTCGATCCGGTCATCGTCGCGCAGCGGAAGCGAGTAACTCAAGTTCGACTCGGTTCCGCTCTTGGTCAACCACATTTTTTGCGGCTCGTAGATTGTTCCTGCAAAGCATCGGCGTTGCTCGAAATAGCTGACCGCGCCTGGGTAGTTCCCGGTCGATACGAAATCGTTGTCGTAGATCGGGGGTGCCTTGGACAAATCGGGGGCGATGTTGTCATCAACGAACGTAGTGCCGGTAGTTTGTCCGATGTAGCCATACAAGCCACCCTGCATCTTGTAGACGTTGTACAGATCGGCTCCGGTCACTGCATCCCAAGTAAGGTCATTGTGCGCCCCGGTTTCAAACAAATTGCTGGTGACTCCACCCCCGCTGACTTGGTCGATTCGTTGACTCCATCGCCCGAAACAGCGGTGACCACGTAGGAATACCAGTAAATGTGCGTCGTCGCTCCGCCTGTCGTGACGATCAGGCCGGTTGGCGCGTCGATCGGAGCGGAGAAATCGATGGTGATCAGTTCCCAGTCAAGCGAATCGATCCTGCGCAGTTCACGCGGCGCGTAGTTGGGGTGTACCAAAGTCAACACATCCGCCGACTGAACATGATGAATGTCAAACAAATCCGCCTCGACGAACGGATTGGCGATTTCATAGGGCGCCCCGCCATCCATCAGAGTCGCCCCCTGAGTGTGGAAGCGGAAGTAGCCCTCCCCCATTTCGATGACCATGGTTTGTGTCGTCGAGTACGTGAACGGAATCAAGCGCGTTGCTTTGCTCGGGTACTTGACCAGACGGACAAACTGAAATCCGGCGCGATTCTCGGCCGGACCATGCGGCTTGATGATGAAATTCCGGCAGGTGGAGAGGCCAGACTGATACTTGCTGTCATCGATGCGACCGAGCATCTCCGGAGAGATTTCACCGCCGGAGAAGGCCCGTTGCAGGAAGCGCAGATTGGCCATGGCTTACCTCCCGGCGATCCAGTCGGGCGTATGCTCCGGGCGCGCCCTGCGCTGGTTCGCATCAGACACCTTGGCGTTCGACAGTGCGAGCAGGAAACTTTGCAGGCACGCCTTCGCCATCACCACGCCAGCGTCGCCCTTGATCACCGGGCCGGCCAGGTAGGAAGCCAGCAGCCGAGCCAGTGCGTCGACGAACAGCGGCGAAAACACCGTGGTGTCGGTCACGTGCGCGACATAGCGCAGGCTGGCGCCTTCCTGGTCGGTCAGGATGATGGGTGTGCCGTTGCCGTCCGTTTCCGCCTCGTATTCCTGGGTATCGTCGTCGCTCGATGCCGAGGCTGGCAAGACAGCCAGCAGCTTGAGCACGCCGGCTGGTTCGGCGTAGGCGAATGTCCAGTTCCAGGTGTCGGTGGTCAGTTGGGCGAGTAGCACGCGCCGCGTGGCGAATCTCCAGTCATGCATTTCAAGCAGACTATCGCGCGCGATTGGATAGAATCGAGCGCAATGCTCAGCCTGGGCCGATCCCTCGGGCGGGTCGATGCTTGCCACCGTGGCGTTGTCGCCCAGGTGGGCCAGTGCGAGGTTGCAAATATCAACTTCCGAGGCCACAGACACCTCCTAGAAAAGCGGGGCACTAGGCCCCGCAAGCTGCTGGCTACCACCTTGGAGAAAATCAAACCAGGTCGTTGGTATTGCTTTGCGGCTCAAGCTTGACCACCTCAAAGGACTCGCCGACCGTGAAATCGACCAGCTTGCCCTCGAAGTTCTTTACCTTGGCCGGAAACGCTATCTCTTCGCCTTGCCCCAGGAAGCGACCCTCTTTCGAGTACCATACCTTGTCGGCGACGACCTTGCACTTAATCGTGCCGACGTTCTTTTCGTTGCGCACGTGTCAGACTCCTGGTTAGGCGACGGTGAAGCCGCTATGGTAGTTCTTGTTCACGCTGACATCACTGTCGCTGAGGTAGCAGGTGAATTTCCCGGCGGTCAGCGGGCCGGTGCCGACCGTGTAATGCAGGCCAAGGTAATGCTGGCCAATGGGCTGCGCGTTCAGGATGGCGGGCGGAACCGGCACGACGATGGGCTTGCGGCCGACCGTCAGTTCGGTCTTGTCAATCGCATCGGTCTGGCCGAGAATCGTCGGGCTGCCGAGGTTGGCGGCCGCCGAGCTGATGATCTGGAACTGCACGGTGGCAGCACCGGCAGCGGTGGCCGCTTCATCCACGGTAATGACCGCGTACAAACTCCTTCCGGTGCCAAGGTCGCGCGCCTGGCTCAAGTCGATGGTGTTGGTGGAAACCGCCGAGGTCGTGACAGCCTGGGCAGCGGAGAGTTGCAGAAGTGCGTCGAGGATCATGGCTATTCCTTTCCGTTTCCCGAGGATCAGGACACCCGGGTTTCAGCGATGCCGAGCTGATCGACGCCGCGCAACGGGATGCCCATGTATTGCAGTTGGTTGATCGTGGTACCGAACTGGGTCATGGCTGCCTTGATTCCAAGGGCAGCGTTGGACTTTTCAAGCGCCTGGATCATCAAACCTTCCTGAATGGAACGGTTGGAATAGAACGCCGCGCGGCCCATGTTGAAGTTAGGGATACGGGCAATGGCGCGCATCATCAGCTTCAAGAGGTTGGTGGCAGCCGTGGAAGCCTGCGAACCGGTCACGCCCACCCAATCGGACACGTCGACGTTGGCGATGCGGACGACATAGCGCCAATCCTTGACCACCAGGCCGCTGTCCCACTGGAACAAGGAGCGCGCCGCCTGGAACAAGTTGCCGCCGGCGTCCGGCACCGATTCTTCGCCCAGGTCGCGGGATTGCAGGCCGGCGCGCGAACCCTTCGGGAACGGGCAGAAAACCGTCTGTTCACCCCAGACCACCAGGTAGACGGAAGCGTTGTCCGAACCGGCTCCACCGGCCAGGATGACATTTCCTCCGTTGCCGGCCGTGGTGGAGCTGTATCGAATCGCCAGGCCACTGAACGTCTTGGGATCGGTTCCCACGTTTCCGTTAAATAGTTTTCCGGTCATTTCCTGGTTCATCGCCTCGATAAAGGCAGATTCCTCGGAAAGACGGAATTCGGCACTGTTGTTGTTCAGGGCCAGGAGCTTGGCGTCGATGTGAGAGCGGGCTTCCAGCATCGCGCAGGGCTCGGTCACCTGGGCGGTGGTCGACTTGCTGCTCGGCACGCCCTGGTTGTAGGCACGCCAATAGACGGTCGGCAAGCCGGTGCGAATGTTAACCACGTGGCTGGTCGGTTGGTTGGCTTCCCTGAAGACGATGTCTTCGAGGACGTCGTTTTGCTGCGAGAGCAGCTCGGCTACCGGATCGACCTTGCCATCCGGGGAAGTACGCTTCGACCAATCGGCCAGGGTGAGCTGGCCCGTGCTGAGAGTTGCCATTTGAAAACCTCCTGATTACGGGTTCATGTTCGGATACATCCGCTGCGCGACGGTTTGCTGGGCTTGCTGGTCCCGCTTTCCACCGACAAAACGGTCTTCACTGATGGCCTTGCCGGTGCGGTAAAACATCCTGATGACTTCGGGATGGTTGCCGAGGCCGGATTGATCCAGCAGCTCGCGCAGTTCAGCGGTGGCGAAGGTATCGAGGGCCTTCTTCGCCAGGCTCAGGTTCTCGGCCAGTTTTGCGCCGCCGAACTCCTTGTCGGACTTCGCAGCTTCCGCCCAATCGTTGCGGGCAGTTTCGAATCGTTCAAGCTGGCGCGCGGCGATTACCGGGGCCATCTTGTCGAGCACCTTTTGCGCCTGGTCTTGGGGCAGGTTCAATTCCTTGGCGACTTCGGCGAAAGCGCCGATAACGGTGTCGTCGAACTGCACCCCCTCGGGGGCCTTGAAATCGTAGCTCTCGGGCGCACCTTCCGGCTTCTTCTCCTGCTGTTCGCCTTCGGTTTTGATGCCCTCAGCCGGTTGGCCATGGGTCACGACCGGCGGGGTTTCTGGGTCTGCCGCATTCCCTTCTGTCGTCGTCTCGGCAGTAATCAGTGTTTCGGTGGTCATTCCTTGTTCTCCTTGATCGTTTCCGTCATCGCCCGGAACGCTAGACCTCGAAAGGGTTGAGTTGCGACGCCGTCAGGAAGATCGCGCTCCACTCGGCGGGGGTGGGCACAGGAACGAGGTTGGCGCGCAACGCAGAGGAAAAAGGGTTGCCCCGGTCGATGCTATGCGAGTACTTCCAGAATCGCTGGCGCTTTGTCGTAAGCAATGCCACCGCCGTGTCGATCTGTGCTTCCGTGATCCCGGCGTCGGCGCAGGCCTGAACGAGCTGCCATTTAGTCACGGTCGGCCGGGGATCAAACGCCGGCACGTCGGACCCGGTGTAGACGCGAATGAGTTTGCCAGCGGGAACGACATGCACATGCGCGGCATCGCCGGCAAGTACCGCGGCAGCCCGTGCCGCTTCCGCATCAGCTTCCCTGGTTGTTCCAGTAAAGGTCAGTTTTGCCACGGTCCCTAGGCTCCGTAAATGACGGTTGAATCCGCATGCATCAATATTCCACACCCAGCATTCGTGCTGATCTGCAGACTGATCGAGAAAACTTGATCCACCGAGGTATCCGCCGAAGAGCTTTCAGTTCCTACTGAAAACGTTCCTCCAACGACCCCGACCCCGGTCGATGCTGCCTGCCGACTGTTGATCTGCAGATTGGGAACGCCCTGATTCGCAGACGACAACAGGAACTCGAAATCTGGGGAAACGGTGACAGCGCCGACATAGGTGACCAAGGTTGCCCCGAGATACAGCCGAAAAATCTTGTTGGCCGTTGCGTTGCCGAGACAGCGCAGGTGGGTCTTCAGAATTCCGTTGTTACCCATGGCCCCGCCAGGAACCAGAAATCCGGTAGGTCCAGTAACCTCTGAGGTAACCTGCGTCAGCCAGCCGGAAAGATCCACCGGAAAAGCCGTGGGTTGAGCAGGTCGGAGCGGAATTCCCGAGCTGTACGTATCGGTGTAGATCACCCCGGCTGTGTCGCTAGAGAACACTGCCCAGTACCAGCCCGCCGGATACGCGGATCCGCCGAAGTTGGCCGGCAGGTAGCACCAGACCCCTTTGAGCACGTTCCAGGCGTTAGTCAGGATCGCCGCCGAGAGGGTGAATGCCCCGGCCGACCCTGTGAAGAACAGGCCGTTAGCCGCTCCATCCCCTGGGAGGAGGGCAAACGGGACGCCGATGGACAGGATAGTCGAGCTACCGGCTGGCAGCAGATATTCTGAGCCGTCCAGGCCAAGCATCCCAACCAGCGCTCCGGTTTGACGGTGATGTAACCCAGACGTGCTTTTGATGAGGTAATCACTCATTGACTTGTTCCTTGACCATTACGGGGTAAAGCTCCGGGCAGAGCGTGTGGATTTGTGCCAGGAGGCGCAG